TGCTGAGAAAGCAAGAAACGATCGCCGCAGCAAATGAAGCCGCAGAGCTTGTAGCCAAAGCCCATGCACAGAGATGCAAGCTGGATGGCGGTCGAGAGTTGCTGGCCCACATCATTGATATTATCCAAGAGTCGATCCAAACGGACGGCGACTTTCATAACACCATAGAGCGTGAACGCTCCCCTCTACAGTGGCAGTATTTTGACGGCTACCTAAATGCCCGTAAGCTCGACTTGGATCACCTGTACCGTCTGCGTGACTTTCTTGCGGAGGACAAAGCATGATCGCTATTTGGATTGATTACGAGCCTGTCTCTGAGGAGCAGGACATTATCAACGGCGCTCGCATCATCGACATCGAGGAGCGAGGCTGCTGGGTGATGGCTGACCCATCAGACATTGACGCGGAATATGACATCAATGGTGGTTGTTACATTGATGAGGCGTGGGGCAACCGGATGCTGGTAGAAGAGGTTGAGTACACCGTCCGTAAATGCGCGTGGATGGGTTACAAAATTCTTAACGCGGAAGATGTTGTTGAGACATTGGAGGAAATGTATGCCTGAGTTAGATTCTGAGTTGCAGGAGTATGTTGACTCCTATTACCGCAACAGGCCGTTATTTGATGTCAGCCAGTTTGTGCAGGGCTGGCATGATTGTAAAGAGGGTCATCCGTCAAGCAGGGATGACAGGGCATATGTTGCTGGTTACGGCGCACGTTACTGGCATGAGCAAGAGCAAGATCGGAGGACGATGGTATGACAGATGGTGTGGTAAAGATTCACGGTCGGGAGTACAAGACCGTAGCGTTACGGGTGGCGGAGTTCAAGGAGCAGCATCCAGAGTGGTCTATCGTGACTGAACTGGTATCCGCCGATGATGAAACTGTTGTGATGAAGGCGCTGGTGATGGATCAAGATCAGCGCATAAGAGGAACAGGTTATGCGGAGGAAAAGAGATCGGCATCAAAGATCAACAAGACAAGTGCTATGGAAAACGCAGAAACGTCAGCGATTGGCAGAAGCCTCGCTGCCTGCGGTTTCGCGGGTACTGAGTTCGCCAGCGCAGATGAGGTTGCCAACGCCATTGCACAGCAGAACATCGACGAGCAGGTAAAGGAGCAGGTCGATAGGCTGATGGCGCATAATGCAGCCGTGAGAGAGAACTGGGATACGGTTGCGTACATGAAGGCCGCGTATCTTGAGAAGGACGCCTTGGCATTTGCTGAGGCTTGGTTGGAACTAGAGAGCGAGCAGGTGAAGGAGGCGCTATATCTCGCTCCGACTAAGGGTGGCATATTCACCACCGAAGAGAGGGCGTATCTACGCTCAGATGAAGTAAACCTAGCAAGAAAGGAAATTGTTAATGGATGAGTTAATCGGGGGTCTATACCCAAAGAAGCGTGACGGTCAGCCTGACTTTGTTATCGGCAAGCTGTCAATCAACGTGCCTCAGTTCCGCGAGTGGATGCAAAAGCACATGAAGGAAAACCCAGACGTTATTTGGGTCAATACCGATATGCTGGTATCGAAGGGCGGCAAGGGCTACGCGAAACTAGACACTTGGGAACCTGAGAGCAAAGAGGAACCCAAGTCTGAGCCGGTGTCGGAAGACATCCCATTTTGAGGTAATTATGGAACGAATGGATGTAGGTAAACGCATCCGGGAGCTGCAAGATCGGCGCGGGGTCAGCACCCGCGCACTTGCCCGGATTATGGACGCGCACCCGAATCAGGTTGTGCGATGGAGAAACGCCAAGACCGTCAAGGTCAGCGTTGTAGAAGATTTTTGTGCGGCGATGGAACTACAGCTGCCAGATTTTTTTACCGATCATGAGCCACTATAGGAGGGGCTATGGCAGCGCAAGACATTCTGGATCGCGTCCAGAAGTACCGGAAGACCGGGACAGGAAAGTGGATGGCAACGTGTCCAGCCCACGGCGACCTATCGCCTTCCTTGTCCGTTACGGAGCTAGATGACGGAAGGGTATTAATCAACTGCTACGCTGGATGCGGCGCACTCGACGTTCTGGCGTCCATAGGGCTTGATTGGCAGAGCCTATACCCTGACACCAGCCAGCACTACAAATCGCTCAGAAGGCCATCAGAAGCCTCTGTGGAGGACTTTGTTGTGGAGTTGGCAGAACACGCAAAAAAGACGGGGCAGCAACTGTCCCGGGAGGACAAGCTGAGATATGCACAAGCCCTAAAAAGGGGTGGGCGTCAAAACCAGTTTGTGGACACGGTAGTGAGGGGGGCAACTAGTGAAGTGGGTAAAGCACGATACTGACGCGCATAGGGACGCGAAGCTGCGTAGGCTGATGCTGGCCTACGGTATGGAGGGTTACGGCCTATATTGGTACTGCGTTGAGTTAATTGCTGGAGATGTCAGTTGGAGCATGATGCGGAGATCATCAGCCATGACACCGGGATCTCAGTGACTAAGGTTAATGAGATGATGGCGTTCATGGTGGATTTGAAACTCTTTGAAAGTGACTTAGGCATAATTACTTGCTTGAAGATAGCGAAAAGGCTAGATTCTTCAATGACCAGCAACCCTGATATGCGTAAGCTAATCAGCAGGTTAAAGGATTTTGGTGATGAAGACTCTCATAAAAGTCATGACCCCATCATGACTGAGTCATGCAAGATTAGATTAGATAAGAATAGATTAGAAAAGAAAGGGGCCAAATCTAAGCGATTTGTCCCGCCGTCCGTAGAGGAGGTTGCGGAGAAGTGCAAGAAGGAGGGGTACCTGTTTGTAGACCCAGAGGATTTTGTGAACTTCTATACGTCGAAGAACTGGTATGTTGGGAAGAGCAAGATGGTGAGTTGGCCTCATTCTTTAGGCAACTGGAACAGCCGGGAGAAAAAGCGCCAGCGTAATAGGGGACAGTCGGAGTACATGGTATGAATCGAATCCCTCGGAGGGAGGTTGAAGACTTTACGGACAAAGACCTGCAAGACATTTACGCGCAGGTTGAAGAGCTTGATGTTGTCGGCATAGACGCCTTCAAGGATGAGTTTTTAAAGAGCATTGAGGTGCAGAGCGATGTGGCAGGGACGCCACTGCCATTCCCAAACACAGAGGATAAGCTGCGCCTACGGGACGGTGAGGTGTCGGTCTGGGCTGGGATTAATGGTCATAAGAAAACCACCCTGCTAAGTCAGATACTGGTTCACGCTGCACAACACCACCCGGTGGGGCTTGCGTCATTTGAAATGAGGCTGCAAGACACCGCCAAGATGATGTGCAAGCAGGCCGCTGGCGTAGATGTCGTTGCGCGGCACTTTGCTGAGGACTTTATTGATTGGAGTCGTGACAGGATCTGGTGGTATAGGGCGCTAGGCTCCGTCACCCCATTACAGGCACTAGGCTGTGTTTCCGCTATGGCAAAACGTGGGGTCAAGCTGGTGGCGCTGGATAACTTGCAGTTTATGGGTGTGACTGATGACCCGGAGCGGGAGCGACTTTTCTTTAACCAGCTAATCTCCTTGTCAGAGGCTTTGAACATCCACATTGCTGTGGTGCATCACGTTAGGAAGCCAGCGCAGGGCGGGGATGAGTATGTCCCTACGCGATTTGACGTGAGGGGCGGCAGCACCATTACGGATCAGGCGCACCTGTTAATCATCACATGGCACAACAAGCTGCGAGCGATGGCGAAACGCAAGCGTGATGATGGGATACCCCTAACGGAGCGTGAGGCTGCAGAGCTAACCGACGGCGTAGATCAGCGATTGATAGTAGCCAAGCAAAGGCACCACCATTGGGAGGGAACGATTGCGTTATTTGAGGGGCTGGGTCAGACGTTCAAGCGTTCAGAGTCAGCCAATGTGATTAGGATAGATATACCAAGGAGCGAGAGATGAATTGGGAAACGGAGCAGGTCGGCGGTAGTCACTACAAGACCATGAAGATCCAGCCGTTGGAGTACGCATTTGCAAACGATCTTGGCATCTGTGAACACGCGGTGGTGAAATATGTATCTCGGTGGAAGCTGAAGGGCGGTATACAGGATCTGGAGAAGGCTCGGCACTACATCAACATTTTGATTGAGAAAGAGTTGGCGCGATGCAAGTGAGGCTGAAGCGTTCTGAGTTGGCTGTAGCAGAGCAGGCGGCCCGGTTACGATGGCAGCTTGCCCGAGCTAGTGGCGTTAAAAACAAGAAGGTTGATATCACTCGAAGCGATCAGGATCTTGACCTGCTCGGTATTTGCTCAGAGATAGCGGTGTCAAAGGTATTGGGCGTTGATTTTAATGCTAGTGCTTTAGGCATCGACTCTGGTAACGACATATTTGTAGATGCTGGCGATGATGAGTTATGCATTCAAGTAAAGGGTACGTTTACCGAAAGGGGCAATCTTCTATTTTCTAACCATGAGAAATTTGCGTGGGACGCAGCGGTGCTGGTTTGCAAGACAGAATCAGATGACCGCTATGACATTGCTGGCTGTATAAGCATGGCGAAGGCTAGGCAAGTCATGGAGCGTCGAGATCTTGGTAAGGGTGAGGGTTACTTTATACCAAGGGAGAAGCTGTCAGGAATAGGGGAACTAATGGAGTTTATAGCGGCGCGGAGGTTTGGGTGAGTGAGTTTTGGTTAGTCAAGGACAAGCAACAGCTGCGGCAGCGGCTTGAGTTTTTTCAAAGATATTTGGAGAGCGAGTGGAACTGGGAGTATGCGGTTGAGTGGAAGGTTAAGCGATACATACCAAAGCGGTCGCTGTCTCAGAATGCGTTGTTTCATGTTTGGTGCAGGGAGATGTCTGAACACTTCAAATCAAGGGGTGCAGATATAACTGAATCGAAAATGAAAGAACTGATAAAATACAAATTGTTAGGAACGGAGGATAGGCAGATAAACAACACGGTGATCCTC